GTTTCCCAGTCACGATCGGGAGTGCTGCGATCATAGTATCAATGATCCTGCCCTGTACTTCTACACCCTCTGCACGGAGCCATCCTGCATCGTAGGTGGCGTTGTGCATAATCTTATCTATATGAGGCGTTGCCATCTGCTTCTTGAACCATTTGATGGTCATCTTCGGGTCAAGGTTGTGTCCGTTCTCATGACGAATAGGAAAGTATCCTTGGTAATCTCCCGCAGCTACAGCAATCCCAACAATAAATCCGTCCTTTCGCGACCATCCTGGTCCCAATGTCATTAGATTAGGGTCGCATGTCTCAAGATCCACGGCTATTTGTTTGTATTTTGTAAGATCAGGGTACTCGGTCGGGATGTTCCAGTCTGCTTCGATAGGTTGAAATAAGTCTTGTTGTATCATTCGTTCCACTTCTCTCCGCCTAGAGCGGCATATCCTGCTATATCCACCCAAGAATCCGCATGAGTAGGAGTTTCAATAAGTCTTGAGACCTTCAATTGATTCAAGCAAAGATAAACCTGGGGCACTGTAACCTCTACCCCAAGTACCACCGACCATAACTTGGCTATACGCTCATGATTTAAATATGCGTCTCCGTAATGCTTGGCTCTCGGACCATTGACTAACTCTTCTGCCTTCTCAAGTATTTGTTCTCTTCTCATACTATGTACCTATACTTTTTGTTGGATTCTATTATATGCAAATTCTTCTTGGCTCTCGTTACGCCAACATAAAATGCACGGTGCTCGTCGTCAGGGTGAGCACTCTCAACACACGCTTTAGTAGAAGATAAAGAAACCACGCAATTGTCGTCCTCTCCCCCCTTCATAGCATGAAAGGTTGAAAGCTTGATCCTAGGCCTGTCAAGAATATTCTCCCCCCGTCTCTCAATAGCTCTTATATAGTTCTTATCGTGAGAACCTAATCGAGCCACGTCCATCGCATCTCGATCCTTGGGTGCTACCATCCCATACATAAGAAGGTCCTCGTAAGATAGGAGGCTTTCGGGATCGACGGCCTGCAATAGGTTACTCGAACCCCGCTTCACCACTCTGAAATCTCCCATCTTAGGCACATTTTCGTATAATTTAGATACAGATGCAACAGGAATCTTCTCCCCTTGCTGTAATTTTCTCCATGTAGAAATCACTTCGCCAACCGAAGGATTAACACTGCTCCTGCCCCTTATAGAATACAGAAGTCCCATCGACCGAACATGATCAGCCCACTCTCTAGCCATAGAGTTAGTCCTAGTCATCAGCGTCCACGAGCCCGCCGTTAGATTTAAATGCTCTAGGTCATACGAATAGTTAACAGAACCCTGATGCTCTGTTGGTAAGAACCTTTTCTCTTGTCTTTGATGTATGCGTTTAACGATCTCTTGTGACAGGGTGTGAACCGATACAGGTAACCTATAACTCTGTGTTAAGATCCGTTGGTTCTCTCCCGCAGCTAAGAATAAACTTACATCTACCCCCGTCCATCTATGTATCGCCTGGTCGTCGTCTCCTGCATACAGAACCTTGTCTGCTTTTGACGCTAACTTATTCACCATCTGCCACTGTAATGGTGTTAAGTCTTGCGCCTCATCTACAATTAAAAGGTCTAAACTCGGAGACTCTACGTCCTCATCTATGTATCTCTCAATTAAATCCACGAAATCAAACTTAAAAAGATCTGACTTATACCCCTCTAGTGCTGTTGAGATCGTACCTAAGAGATCAAACGGCATGGAATAACTCCCAGTCTCATTGAATTCTTTCTCATAAGGGATCAATCGGTACTTCGCTCGAGTCATCAACTGGATAAACCTGTCTCCGTTTCCTGATCCCATTGGGATAATCATTCCCTCATCGGGGGAAACTCCCCCAGAATTTTCAAAGACCACACCCAATTGGTCTTCTAAGACACTCCAATCTTCTCGTTGCATCATGTCTTTACTCTGCAATCCTAGTCCCCGAAACGCCATTGAATGCAGAGTTCTGAAGTATGGAAGATCTTTTTCTGTTAGATTAAATGCAGAGCAGGCTCTCTCTGTCGCCTCGGCAATAGCCTTCTTTGTAAAGGATACAAACGCTATCCGGTCAGGAGGAGTTCCGTTAGCTAAAGCTTCCTTAACACTTTCGATCAGAGTATGTGTCTTGCCGCACCCTGGTGGACCAAATATTAAAGTACTATCGGAGCTCATGCTGAACACCGCGAGGGCGAGAGTCTAACCACTCCACAACTTCAGAAGTCTTCCACCGACTAGCACTTCTTTTGCCGTCCGATTGGCCTAAGATTAAAGGTTCAGGAAATCTGTCCTCCTTAACCCACTTGTATATCGTGGATCTGGACACTCCTAACCAATCGCTGAGTTCCCCAACTCGTAGCAATAACTTATTAGAATGGGATTTCGTCATTGTCGTTCTCCTTTTTGGGTTCTTCGTAGTCAAATGCAGGGACGTGCCACACTCTGATCGTGGTTCGTTTGCCTTGTTTCATTATGTTCTGGTGACCGTGACACTCACCCGCTCCGTTTAAATCTTTAATACCTTCTTGGACCTGGGCTTTAGACCAATGTCTCCAGTCTCTGTTCTTCAAGTAATCCATCAGACCCTCGATCTTGAACTTCGTTACTCCGTCCTCGGTCCACGGTTTGCCCATCTCCAATTCTTCTGGAGCCATAGCCCGGATCCTACTGGTGCAGAAATTCTTTATGTGATCCCTAAACTGTCCGCTCAAGGTAAGTTCCTCTGGCACCGCTAGTTTCGTAGAGTTGTTCATCAGGCTGTTGATTGTAGCCTGCCACTTTTGTGGCTTCATTATCGGAGGCATAAGATCGATCTGCTCCATACACGCCCTTTGCCACAGCATCTGGTTCTGCAACTGTTCCGTTGTTAGCTGCAATCTCCTGCCATCAACATCCATAAAATAGAGTCTTGGTTCTGAGAGTAAGATAGTTAGCCCACCAATATGAGCGGCATCGGGTGCCTCTGTACCCACACCAAATGGCCTGGTCTTACACAGGTCCTTGTCACAATGATCCTTCAAAGGACATACATCACACTGGTAGTAGTACTCTTTCTTCTCCAAAGACTTCTGTATGTTGATGATCTCTCCCGCACCAAGAGCTGGTTTACACAACATCCGGTTGTATTCCTCGTGGTGCTTCTTCCAATCATCAGGCCATTTCATTCTGCAATAGACCCCGACTGCAAACATAAAGATGTTTCGGAACTCGGTTATCGCACCTTGGCTCGTCATAACTTCTAAACAATAAGGACCATCCGTAAAGTGCTCTCGCTTACCACCCAAGGTCATCTCGTTTAATTCTGATGCCGATACCTTACCTTTAGCCACCGCCGCTAAGAACTCTGGCAACTCCATAGCCTCTGCTTTCTTATTAAAGCAGTACCGCATTGTTTCCTCTGCGTTAAAGTAAGGCATGTTAATAAAATTACCCACGTCACCACGTTCAGCTAGAATCTTGTCTTGCTTTGGAAAGATCTCACAACCAGAGAAACCTAAAGCTATAGACATCTCCATCAAATATTCTCGTACCAACGCGGCAGGCTCCCAGTCCTTTAAGAATAAAAACAAATGTGCTCCACCGGATTTAGATCGACAGTGAAACAATGGGAGTTTTAATTTCTTTAGCTTATCACTCAAAGCTTTGTGATTAAGATCATAAGTATCTATATCTAATGCACCAAATCTGCACATGTTATCACTATTTATGGGGATTGAACCGATACCCTGGGTGCCTTCGATGTGAAGTCTCACCGCTTCCTCAGTCAGTGGTTCTCGAACCACCTTACTTTTAGCTTCCGCTTTACCGTTGCGCCCTGTTCGTCCTACTGTCGTCCGCCCATGCGCGACACCCGAACCTCGGAACACCTCCAGTAATCTTTTTTCAGTTGTCATTAGTATCTCCTAGAAAAAAGCGGCGGTGAATCCCCCGATCACCGCCGCCGTGCCACTTAAAACGGGATATCGTCCCCGTTATCCGAGGAGCTAGAAGACTCCTCTGGTGCGGCTTTCACTTCACCCGCCTTCACACTTTCTCGGAAGGCTTTGGCCTCAAGAATCTGTTCTCGAGTTTCCACATAACCTAGCCTTTCAACTTGCCAGTTGGCAAACGTGCCTTTGTCATTACTCTGTTCGATGGAACTTAATTTCCACCTAACAGTATAACAATCGGGTTTCTTCGGTCCGTTTTTTGTCTCCACGGTCCTTTCCATTGCAATCATAGTCTTCCATCTCTTGCTGACTTTTAACTGCGTGGACTTCATATCAATGATAGCCGGTTGAGTGGAACCGTCCTCACCAATGACCAGACAAAAGTGTTGATCCGACTTAACCATTTCGTTCCCGTTAGGTAGGATCTCCTTCGCACCGTTACGAGTAGTCTTGGAAATGACAGGATCTCCTGGTGATATCTCGCCTTGAAAACCTCCGCCGCTCTCTCGAGGAACGAACTCAAGGTACTTAGTCGTCTGGTAACAAGGTACTACAGTTAAACCTGTTTCTCCGTCCCAACGCTCTTTGGTCACGGTGTTAAATGCATCTCCTTGAGACGCACCCTCAATGTACTCAGCTTTCTTTTTACTAAGCTGTGGTGACATCGCTTGGATAAGCCTGATAAATGGGATCTGTAACTCTGAGCTGTCAAAGACTGTTCCCTCACCCGTAGATTCATTGATCAAATCCATTACATCTGTAGACACTTGAGTGCCTTTCTTTTTTGCTACTTCATTCATAATTATTTCCTCCTGATTTCTGCTGCATTAGCAATGAACGCCCCGAACATGTCGAGATCTATTTGTTTACCATCTGTTATACGCTCTTTTACAAAAGCTTTTAACGTGCTTGGATGGATGCTTGTCTTCTGTTCTGGATGAAATCCCTTAGTCTCGAGTAGACCGATTACATCTCCAGCTAGGTTGTCTTGACCCTTACCAAAAGAACAAGAGATAACATTCTTTATTATGTCATCACATCTATTCTCTCGTAACCAGGCGTATGCCTCTTCTCTTCGAGCAACAGGGATAGATGCATGAACAATCATCTTTCTATTGACGACAACTCCGTCAACATCCAGTCGTTCCATGCCCATCTCATCCATTAATGCAGGGATAGTATCAATTGAGAGCTTATGTTTCTCAGCTTTCAACATCTTCACATGATTCTCAGCGTCCTCAATCTGATCTTCTACTTTACGTAGTT